TATAGCCACCTTGTTTAGTGGCTATACCACTATAAAAGATGATTATTTCAATCGTTTTTCAATATTCTTATATAATTCAATACCTTCATCTGTTTTTAAATATGCTGCTAATGCAGAATATGGATGCTCATCGAAAGGCACTGTAAGTATTTTTTTATCATTACTAGCCCACATTATAACTCTTTGATCAGAAGATACTTTTAATATATCTGCTTCTACAGCTCTAATACCAAAATTTCTTAATTCTAAAGTTTCATCTGTTGCTAGTTCTAAAAAAAGTTGTGGATTTCTTCTTGCAAATAAAAGCACATCTCTTTTTAATTCAAAACTACTCATCTTTGTAACGTTGCTTCCGCTTTCGTGTCTCATTATAGCTTCTATGTGGTCTATTTCTAATTGTCTAGCTATGTTTAGAGCTTCTATTTCCATTTCTAACCAATCAATATGGTTTTCAGCGTTTTTAACATCATCTTTTTCCATTATCATTTTATTTACTGTATAAGGATGATAATTAGATAAAAGTAGTTGTAAGTTTTGTTGTTCTTTAGGAACATGCAAAGTACCATTTCTAAAAACTATATGCCCTAGCGTTGCTTCGCCTTTTTGTTCATCAACAAAAGGAGACGCCATGTTTGTCGCATACCTTAATTCTCTTTCGTAGCCTAGTTCGGGATCGAACCAAAGTACTTTTGTTTTTGTTGTGTGTTTAGAAGGAACTGTAAAAACCAATGGACTTTTGTCATTTCCTAAATAATAATACCTATCTTTAATTTCCCAGTTTTCTGGTTTGGTAATTTTAATTTTTTTATTTTCTGTTTTTTCCATGATATAATATAATATAAAAATTTATAAAAAATAAAAAGAAGGACGGAGAGCGTTTACATGCATGCCGTCCCTCTTTTTAACAATTAATACTAGTTAGTATTTTTCAATAAAACAAAGTTGTTAGCAGCTTGAACGCATAAACATCTTTCAGTTAAGAAGTTAACATTCATTGCATCTTCGTCTGAAGTATAGTTGCCTCCAACAGAACCAGTAATCCAAGATTTCATTCTTCGATCATCAGCTTCAGAAGCTCTATAACGTACGTGTAAGAAAGGTCGTGCGATATTTCTACCCATGTTTTGATCGTAAACAGTAGATGTTCCAGCAGGAACAACAACTCCTTCAATATCATTAATTAATCCACGAGTAGTAGGATCGTTTAAGTATTTCCAGTCTGTTTTATAAAAGTCGTAAGAACCTCTACGGAAACCAGAAAAACCTAGGTTAAGCGCCATTTCTTCTTCGTTATTAAATACTCCATAAGAAGTACCACCTGCTCCATAAGAGTTTTGTTGGGCAAGCATATTATCAATAGCTAAAGCACAATCTCTTTTTAAGAACAACATGTTTTCTTCAATAGCTCCTTGCTTATCTAACTCTTTAAGAATTAAATCAAACTCAGCAACACCTGAAGCAGCAGATTGAGCAGCTCCAAAGGTTTGATCGTTAAATACCAAGCCTCTTGATTCAATAGCAGCAAACAAACCTTCTGTACCTGCGTTGTCATCACCAGCAGTAGCGCCTAATTCAGTGTCAACTGTTGTACTATTAGACCCTTTTTCTGCTTCAATTAAAGCCATCTCCATTTGATCTTCAAAACGTAGTCTTGCTTCGTGTTCAGATTTTAAGTACCAAAGATAACCTGAAGTACCTATTTCTGTAGCAACTTCAACCCAGCCAATTTGAGCAGTATCAGAACCTGTAACTCGATACTTATCTCTCATTATAATAGGTTTATTAGAAAACTTTGTAAAAGGAGCTTCTTTTGAAACATGAGCAGCAGCCATTGTAGAACCTTTAGTATATTCAGTTCCATAAACAAATAGTTTTACAGTATTACCATTTTCAATAGTATTACCAGAAACATTTTCTGTATGAGCACCTGCGTAAGGTAAAGCAGTTATCCTTTTGTTCGTACTTGAAGTATCAACAGCAGAAATATAAGCTTTGTGAACAAAAGTTCCTTCAGCTATAACAACCGTGTCTCCAACGTTTATTAGTTTAGCATCTGCTTGAGTATTCATGTCATACGTACTAGCAGCTTTTGCAACACATGATACATTGTCAAAAGCTACGTGTATTCTACCTTGTTCTGACCAAACAACTTCATCAGAAGCCATTGGCATTTCAGCACCTACCATACGTAAAAATCCAGAAACTGTACGATTACCATATCGTTCAACTTCTTTTTCATATACTTCCGGAAGGAATTGTTTAGCGAAATTAAAATCGTTATCCGCTATGTTTAAATAGTTATCCCCAAATATTGCTTGAGTGGGGCGTGGCGTTAGAGAGTTTAATTGTGCTCCCGACGCCGCAATTGATCCAGCCATAATTAATTATTTTTTTAAGTTATTTTATTATTACTTTTATTAAGTTTTACCTTAAATTGAGCGCTGTCTATTTGGCTTGGAACCGCTCTTACTTTAAAGCCATCAGATTTTATTTCTCCGCTGTGAACACCTCTTGGGTTCATATCAACGTTTTTAGAATTTGCCATACTTTCTTTTATAGCGTCTGATTTGCCTTGTTCATAAAAATGGTTTGCTACCGCATCAGCGTTCATTGCCGTAAACAATGATTTATGATAACCTTTAGCATCTTTCATAACATTTTCTTTGTTCAAAAACTTTTTGACAAAATTGTTAATGTCACTTTGGTTGCTTTTAACATCATTAACATTATTTACTTTAAATCTGAATTTTTTCTCACCAACACTATATTCAAAACCTTTGAACTTGTCGTTAAAAAATTCATTTGTTTTTTTATCGAAAACAGATCTTTGTTGTTTAACAGCATTGTCTGTTTGTTCTTTTTCTTCGTTATACCTGTTAAAAAACTCTACAGCTTTTTGTTGTTCAGGATTTAACTTAGAACCTGCTTTTATTTCTTCGTAATATTTGTTTTTTAAACTATTAACGTGCTCTCTAGCTTTTGCAGCTTCTTCTTTAAAAGCAAGCTTTTTTCTTTTTACTTCTTTTTCATCGTCAACATCTTCTTCGTAACTAAACTTATCTTCAATTAAAAAATCTATTTCATCAGAAGTTAAATGTTTTTTCTCTTGTTGATAATACTCTCTTAATAAAGTTTTATCATCAACGCTACTATAATCTTTGTTTATAGCCACGTAGTCTTCTACAGAACCTCCTGTATCATTCATAAAATCAACAAGCTTTTGAAGTTTTTCAGGATACTTTTTTTCTTGTTGTTTTGGTTCTACTATTTTTTCTTCAATAGGTTTTTCTTTTACTTCTACTTTAGGTTCTTCTTTTTCTTCAGTTATTTCTTCTAAAATAGGTTGCTCTTTAACCTCTTCTTTAACTTCTTCTTTAACCTCTTCTTTTTTAGGTTCTTCTTTAACTTCTTCTATTACTTTTTGTTCGGTAGATTTTTCATCTGTTTTTTTGACGTCTTTTTCGAGAACTTTTTCGCTAGTTGTGGGTTTGTCGCCCACAGGTATCTCATTTGTGCTTTGCTCTTGAACGGCATCTTTTTTAGCTTTAGTTAAATCTAACTTTACAATATTATCTACTTCTTTTGTAACCAATTGTTTAGGCAGTCTAGCCTTAAGTTTTGGTTCTTTAACAGATTTTTTTTCTGTTTTTTTTACAGTTTCTTTTTTTGCCATGATAAAATATTATATGATTATACAATTATATATATTACTTAGGTTCGAAAGAACCTAAATCAAAGTCACCACTAATTGTGTCGTTTCCAGAAGATTCGAACGTTTTTGGTGCTTTATTAGTAATTCTTTGATCTATTAACTCACTTTGTTGAGAAGCTTGTATTTTAGTTCTTTCATCTTTTCTATCTTCTTTATATGCTTCTCTTTGTCTATATACTTCTGCTTCTTTTTGTTTTAAAGCCATATTTATTTTAAACTCATAAGCCATTAACTCTTTTTTCAATTGAGCTTCTTGCATGAGTTTTTGTAAGTCCATATCTGCTTTAACTTGCTCTAGCTGCGTTTGACTAGCTGTTATAGCTTGGCTTTTTTGAACCTCAGCTTGAGCAGCAGATCTTTGAGCATCTGCATTAGCTTGAGATTGAGCTTGTATATTTTGCTGCTGCATCAACTGATCTTTTTCCTGTTTCTTTTTTCTTCTTAACTTTAACAGTTGATTAGCTGTTTTTAAATTTTTTACTTCTCTAATATCAATAGCGTCTTCTAAGTCTATGCCTTGTTGAGCAATTGCGGCTTGTATGTTATTCTCAAGCAACTGTTTCTCCTCTTCATCTGGTGAAAGATCTATAAATATTCCAAAGTCATATAAATGTAAATTTTCTAACTCTGAAAGAGTCGCTACGTTATGTGCTCCTATTGATTGTATGAAAGCATTTTTAGTAGGAGAAAACTCTAATATATCAGAAACTCTTAAAGATATACACTCTGATGTTTCACAGGTTAAAAATAATCCGCCTTCAAGTATGTGTCTTGTAGCGGTGTTTGAGTTTGCAGCAGCAAGTTTTTGTATACCAACTAAAGTTTTAGGATCTGGCATACTACCATCTCTTGCTTCGTTTAATCCAGTTACATCTCTTATCATTTGTAGATAATAATTGTACGTTTGTATTAAACTAGCTAACTTGTTACCTCCACTATTATTAGCTATTTCTTGTATTGGCACTTTACCAGGGTTCATGTCTCCTTCAGAAGTAAATGATCTGCCTATAACAGAACCTGTTTGGAAAAACATGTTTAAAGCTTCTTGTGGATTATAATTAGTTCCATTTCCTAAATCTATTTCAGCTAAACCATCTGCGTCTAAATAAACACCATCCGGCACTACCTTAGATAATACTTGTTGTATTTTTAAATGAGTTAGTTGTATCATATCAGCAAAGCCAGTTATTCTACTAACTAAACTTTCTATTCTACCTTGGTACATTCTAGGTGCAACTAAGGAATAGTTCATTTTAACTTTAGTATGATCGCTTTTAGGTCGCATCATATTCTTAGCTATACCCCATTTTAACAAGTAATCAGTCCCTAGTATTATAGCTCCTTCAAATAAAACCTCAAGAGATCTAGATATTTTACTAAATTGATCAGCGTATTCTTCAGGCGGATCAAAACTATCATCTTTTATTATTATTTTACTAGCGCCAGTAGCTGTTTCTTTTACTTTATAAACTTCGTTCATATATGTTTTATAATTAAAATATAAAACTTGAACATTATTACTATCTCTTTCATTTGACTTTGAAGCAGTTCTTTGATAAAAATCAGCATTTCTATAAGCTTGTTGACTATACTTTTTAAGCTCTTCATCGGTTAAACTAGGAAACTGTTTTTTTAACTCGTTTATAGGTATTGTTTTTAATTCACCTACATAGTATAAATCTTCAAAGTAAGGAGATTCTGTATGAGAATATATTAAATCAGCTGGATCAACATATTCAACCTTTACTCCTTCGCTTTCATTAAATGTATTTTTAACACAACCTATACCTAATACTGTTAAATCATAATTAACTCTTTTTCTTACCAACTCATATCTATTGCCTTCTAAAACAGTATTTATAGCTTGCTCTTCTGCTATTTCTATATTTTGCTTGTAAGACAACTGCATATGAAGTTCTAGTTCTTCCATAGAATCAGGAAGAACATCTGGCGTATTTTCAAACAAATTAACACCAAAGTTTTTAAGTGAGTATTCGCCTAACTCTTTTGCTTGCATGTCTCTAAGCATAGACTCCATATATTGAGTTCTTTTACTTACGCCATAACTGTCTTGAGAATAAGCTTTTATATCAAATGTTCTTTCAGATATACCATTTACAACAATGTCAACAAATTTAGGTATTATAGGTACAGGCTTCCAATCTAAATTTAGATAAGACAAATCACCATTAACAGATAACTCATCTTTGTATTTTTGAACGCCCTGTTCTCCTCTAGCATACAACCTTAACTTATGAAAGTTTTGTACATTATTATAATACCTATTGGTTCCAGTATCTCTTTTAAACCACTCGTGCTCAATTGCTTTAGCTACTTTTAAACCATATTCAAGGCTAACCTTTTCTGAATCACTAGCAACTTGACTAGGAAAATAACTTCTTAAAACTGATTCTGACATTATATTAGTTTATTATTTTTGATCTAAAACCTTTATTTTCGTATTTAGAAATATTTATATTAAGTTTCTGTTTTTCAACACTAGCGTTTGGTTTATAAAGATTTCTATTGCAACCCATTATTGCAAGACCAGAACTTATTGTAGCATCAAATGCTGTTCTTTTCTGTATATTAAATCTAGCCCAATCGCTTAAAGTCCTCATAAAATACATATCACCATATGTATTATTAGACTTTAATCCAATATGCTCTTGTATGTATGTTTCTATAGCAGCAGCATGTGCTTGCTTTATATCTTCGCTAGAGTTTGGTATTCCACCTATTTCTTTTTCAGCAACAGATAATTTATTCCAAACTTTATCAGGTCTATTCATACTATAACCTCTATAACCTCTACGTCTTAAATAATATAAAAGTCGAGGCTTATTATTTTCTGCAAGCATAGGCATGCCGTAAAAAACTAATGCCATTAAAACATCTTCAAAAAACATTTCAGCGGTAGCTGGTCTAGCTACATATTCTAAGAAAAAATGATTTGCTGGCGCGTTTTCCATAGAAAACTTTGTTAATCCATGCAAAGAACCTTTAGAACCTCCTCCGCCTACTGTTCCTGATATATCATAACTATCACATCCAAAAGCTCCCATGTGCTCATTTCCAGGATATTTAATTCCATTTTTAACTAGCAACCTATTTTGCAACGTAGGGTCTGGAAACCAACTTACCCAAAATCTGCCATTAGGATCAGGTAAAAAAATAACTTTAGTATCTTTAATTCCATTTTCCCATTGGAAATTACCTTTATTTACAATTCCAGTATTTTTTAAATCATCGTTATAATCTATTTGTTGATATATTTTAACTAAATTAAATATACTGTTTTGTGCTTCATCTCTAAACGCGTGTTCTTCGGTTCTTGGAAACTGTCTATAAAACTCGTTTAAAGCATCTTGATCTTTTTTTAATCCATCTGCTTCATTTTCCCAGTGTTCAACAACTCCAATATCGATGAAATCTCCATGTACGTCTTCAACTGGCTTGCTAGGTGTGTCGAACACAGGTATTCCATATTTGTCAATGAATCCTTCGTAGTTCCACTCCATAGGAATGAATAAAGAATACAATCCCGATTTAGTTTGTCCATTCCTGTTTCTTTTTGAGACGTCTGAATCTTCATAAATTTTTTTAAAATTACCACCTCCTTTATCTAAAGCATTGCTAGTACTACCCATCATACACTTACCTATAATTCTACTACCTAGTCTTAACGTTGTTTTAGTCACTCGCCAATTGTTTAATATATTATCAGGTCTTTCCCACTTACCGCTTTCATCGTGTACTAATAACTTTAATTTTTCACCATCATAACTATTATCACCTGTATTTTTCCAATCTATAGTAGTGTCTAAACCTTCTAGCTGTATAACGTTATCACTGTTTTGTATAGATTTTCTAGTTAGTTTAGAAGCAGGCACTCTGTACGCTAACTCTGTTTTTGGTCTATCCATACCATCTTGTATTGGTTTAAAAAAGAAAGGATAGTTAACAGATATAGGCACTATTTTATCAGTAAACATCTTTTTAGCATCGGCTCCAGTTTTTGAAAGCACTCCAAATCTAGCATCACTAGATATTGTTGCCATATTAACTGTTTCACCAGATGCCATAAAAGAAAAACCAGAACGTCTGTTTTTTAAATAACACATACCGTAACATCTTTGGTCAGCTTTGCAAGCTTCCCAGAATATAAAGAACAATCTATTAGCTTCTCTAAACTCGGGTTTCCCTATATCAATTTTGCTCCATTGCAAATACATATAGTGAGTACCTGTTATATATGTTGCCTTGCCATTATTATAAAACCAATATCCTTCATCTCTTCTTGCAAACTCTTCGTCAATATATTCTTCCCATTTATCTTTGAAGTCGGAAGGATAATTATTCCAATCAAATATACTTTTTATATTCTTTAGTTCTTTAGGATATTCTTCTACTGTCCAACAATCATTTTTAGTTGAAATTTTTTTTGGTTGTTTAGGTAAAGCTATTTTTAAATTTTGTATTTCGCAAATATCACCTATTTGGCCATTTCTACTTATAATAATTATGTCATGTTCTTTATTATACCCGTACTTCCACTTTTTACTTTTATTTAACCTTTTTAAAGTGTTAGACTTAATTGGTTTTATTATTTTACATAATTCTTGCAAATACATTATTTTGATCTTTTTTCAGCAAACCCCTTAAACGTGTTTTCTTTTTTCTGTTCTTTAGGTTTGTTTTCTAACATACCTTTTTCCTCTTCTATTCTATTTAAAATCTCAAATGCATCGAATATAGCTAGTTTTTTAGTAGCTGCAGCGTTTTTTAATCTATCAGCAGATACATCATCTTCTGTATCAACAATCTCTTCTTTAGCTACCTTTATTAACTCTTCAACGGCTCTATAGCCAGCTTGGATTATACTCTTCTTCGTTTCCTTGATATTCATATTTAATTGTTATTGAATTAGAATGTACTCTATATAATCTTTCACCATCTATAATAAACTCATACTCGCTCATTGGAGAAAAACCTACTAAATCATTATAGTTAATATTTTTGTTAGATAAACTTTTATCTAAATATTTTATAACACCTATTAAAGGTTTTTCTTTTTCATTATCAAAAATATCATTAGACTTAATTGGTTTAACAAAACAATATCCTTCTGGAGCATACCATTTGTTATTTCTTTTATATAAAAAAACTTGATCTAAGGCGCACAAATACTTGTCTTCGGTAAAATAGCTTGAACTATTCTTTTCTGTTCCTCTAACGTCATAAAAACGTCTAAAAACGTTATGATGAACTATAACCTCATCTCCAACCTCTATATCAGTTTCTTCATTTATAGGTTTTGATAAAACAAAACCATTTCTATTAACATACTGGTGATTTTGTAACTCTGTGTTTAATAACAGGTTTTTGTCACCTATTTTTTTTTCATTATTATACCTACCATTTTTAGGTTCAATAACAAACTTAAATAACGATTTCATTAATATTCTAAGTTATATTCAATCGCTATTGCCATGTTTTTATTAAAGTCTTTCCAAGGTAAAACCTCGTTATTCTTTTTAATAAAAATCTTATATTTATCTTCTTCTTCTACTATATTATGTATAATATGACCTCCGTAAACCTCTTGTCCAACAGAGTAGTGCATGGCTTCGTTTTTATAATCTCTACCGATACTAATTTTCCTTATTAAGTGCATTGTTTTTTTCTTTTTCAGTTATAGTACCGTCTATAAAGTTTATAGTAACATCTCCATATTGTTCTTCTAGTTTTTTTCTAGTAGACTGCAAGTCGTTTTGTATTTCAGCAAATGCATGCAGCAACTCGTGTTTTTGTGTTTCTATATTACCTATCTGTGCTTGTACTTGATTTAATTTAGTAACAACTTCTTTTAATTGATTAAGTTGTTCTTCTGTAATCTTTTTTGCTTTTTTAGTCATTGAATTTAATTTAATTTGTATTTACTTATAATTATTACTCTTTTTATTGGTTAATTAAAAAGCTTGTCTCTTACGTGTTCATACATTGCTTCACCTATTTGCTTGCCTAAATCAGAGTCTGACTTGTAGTGTGATTTTCCAATGTTTCTACTGTAAGATATATTTTCTGCTTCTTGCATAAAATCTCCTTCTGCTTCTGGATATATTTCAGATAAAACTCTTGCCACTAAAACTCCTTGAGCAGAGTGTCCAGACGGATATGAAGGCGTTTGCATAGAAGGTAGTTCAACGTTTTTTAAATCCAAACCAAAACTATCAGCCAAAACTTTAGGTCTTGGTCTATTAAAATAATTTTTTATATTCATTAACGGTTGTCTAGATTGATCTATAAGACTATGAACTATTTTTCTTGGATATTTTAAATTATTTTTTTTAGTTGCTTTTTTAAAAACTTCTGCAATATCATCTTTTTCTTTTACAAAATCTTCATCATCGGGTAGTTTTTGTAAATCATTAATTTCTTTAAATGTTATTATAGATTTATTTTCTGGATGCTTTTGACTTTTAAATTGAGAGTAATCAAAATCAACAAACAAGTGCGATATGTTGTCTGTGTTTAATTTCATTAAATAAAGTTATGTTAAATCTGATTCTGCATACCAATCGCTACTAGAGTCTCTTGTTATTTCTAATATTTCGCTATGCGTATATGTTGTTTTGCTAGTTAAAAAACTAGGTTTGTTACCTTCGTATTTAACTATACACTTAGATCCATCGTTGCTCGTTCTTAAAAGATCTGCTGAAGTATTTAAAAGCTTAGAAAAATCAAAGCTTGCTACTTCTGATTTATTTACTATAACATAATTAATCATCGGGAGTATTTGTTGAAAAGGCTTTTGTGCCTGCTATTGTTGAGTCAGTAGAACCTAGTTCGTCTTTTAAAGTAGCACCACTACCATCGTTGCATCTCCAATAACCAGTAAGCGCTGATGAGTTATCGTAACTACCTCTATTTAATCTTAAATCAAAAGGCTTACCACTATTATAAATAGCGGCCGCTGCTGCATCATCTAAAGCTACATTAAACATAGCTATGTCTGTAAGATTGCCGGCCATTGGATCTCCCACTGAAGCATCTTTACAGCCAAATGTAAGATTGCCTGTATTAGTTAAAGTAGCTGCATTTGTTGTTGTATTAACTCCACCGTATGTATCTGTTGTTCCATTTACGTAAAGCGTTACCTTATCACTTCTGTCGTGAGAAATAACTATATGAGCCCAAGTGTTTTCTAATGCCGTTATAGCTCCAGCTCCTAAAATAGTTCCACAATCATTACTTCCGCCTCTTGTTACATAAACAAGTTTAGAATTAGAATTTTGTATTGCAAGTTCGGTTCTATTTCCAGTGTTCTGGCGCTTAGCCCATATATATTGATTTGAACCTGGATTTGCATCACGTATATTTAGCCATAAAGAAATACTGTAATCAGCTGTTCCAAAATGTAAAACATTGGTTCCAGCCGCGCATCCGTCGCCCGTACCGTCAAAAAACAAACTGTATAAATGTTCGTATGTAGATGATATATAATTACCTACTCCTAACATTATGAGCCAAAATAACAGATTATACCGCCTGAGCTAGCATCAGCGCTTATTGAAACTGAATCCCATCTACCGTATATAGTTAATCCTTTTGGAAATACTTGCGAACTATCTATAGCCATACCACCAACACCTTGAGCGCTTGTTCTATTAGGCTTTAGAAAAGAAACAGTAATCCCATCGCTTATAGAAGAACTATCAGCTATTGAAATTTCTTTTGTATCGTCGTCATCAGGATTTAAGGCTGTTACTGTGCTTATAGCAACTCCTGTTGTGGTAGTATATAGCTCATCTCCAACCTCTATATTGTCTACACCAAAATTTGTTCCAGCGTTTTCTTGATCAAATACTACTCTTGTTGAGCTACTTGTAGCTCCATTAACAGTTCTAGTATAATGACCATTGTCGTGCGCAGCAGCCCCTATAGTTGGAAATACATTCGCATTAGCCGCTGTTAGTACATCAAGCGACGTATCAGCTAAAAACGTAATAGCAACAATAGCTAGTTTTTCTGGTGGAGTAATAGTATTCGCAGTTGCATCTGCAAAAGCAGAACCAAATTGCCCAAAAGCAAACGCTGTTTCTGTATTTAAGTAATCACTCATAATAATTTTAATTTTTTAATTTATTTGTTTTTTTTATCTTTTCTACTTGAAAATATATCAGACGAACCTACATCTGTATTTTTAATTTTTTCTACAGAGCGTCCACCAAAATAAGCACCAATAACTGTTATCAATACCAACTGCAATAGATCAACCCAGCTTTCTTTTACCGCAAACTTAATAGCACCAGCATCTACAAATATAAGTAAAACTGTTGACACCACTAAGAATATCATTACAAGTGGACGGATGTTTTTACTTAACCAAGAGTCAGAAGCCATATCTGCGTTCCACCTTGCTGTAACTTGTTCTTGTATTTTTGCTTCAGCTTCTAAGAAAACTTTATTGATTTCATTTAATGCTTGTGCTTTTTCTTCTTTAGTTGTAATAAACTTATCTAATACGCCACCTACTTTTTCTACTGCGGTAGCTGCGCCACCTGAAAATATTTTACTTAAAAAACTCATTATATATTATTTTTCTTTTCTAGCTTTTTTTAAAGCTTTTTTAGCTTTAACTAATTCTGCTTTAGCTAATTTTAGTTGCGTCCTGTCAGAAACTCTTTGTGTTCTTTTCTTTATTCTTCTATTACCACCAATTTCTTGGTATCTATTTGAAATACTTGAAGATCCTCGAGAAGTCGTAGGAGCTGTTGTAGTGCTACTACTAGTACTAACGCTACTGCTACTGCTACCATCGCTAGATTTTGGTTTAGTTGATGAACCTTTTTTCTTATCTTTAGACAAGTTTAAATTAGCGTCTAAAACAGGATCTCCTGTGCCTTTGTCTTTTTTACCCAAAATTTCTTTACCAATTATATACGCACTACCAATATCTCCAGCAAGTCTAAGTCTACCTCCAAAACCAGAATACGTCCCACCTTTAGTAGAATCTTTAGCTCCTTCAAAAGTTGTTCTAGCTCTTTCTTCAGCACCAGGCGGTTTTAAATCACCGGTTCCACTTTTTCCTGTTTTACCACTTTTTGGCGCGTAAGGTTTACCAACTCTGCCTAGCTTTCTGTTCTGCGCAGTATCTTTGTATACTCCTCCCTTTTTTGGACCTGAACCTGGGCCTCCTGTTTTTTTAGTTGTAACTTTAGTCTTAGTTGTTTTAACTTTAGGAGCTTTGGTCTTAGAAACTTTAGGCTTTATTAATATTTTTACAGAATCTTTTATTTTAGAAAGTTTTGATCCTCCTCTTTTTAAAACCTCTTTTAAAAACATACTTCTAAGTTGAGCTGGCGAGCCTTCTAAAACAGCAGCTTTAAATTTAGGATTATTATCTAGTTTGCCTTCATTAGCAGCTTTTTTTAACTCTGCGTTAAAATCTGCTGGACTATTCATTTTTTTCATTTTACTAGCAGCACCTTTTCTAATATCTCTTGCTTGTTTGGCTTTAGTGTATGCTCTTTCTTGAAGCTTATCGCTTTTATCTCTACGTCTTTCTTTTTTCTTTTTGCTCATTTTCTTCGCTTCATTGCCAATAGTAGAAAGAAATTTATCGTCAGCTCTATCTTCTAGCCTGTGCATTGCCTTTATTTTTCTATCGTATTTTTTACCGTGCCCCCTGGACTCAAATTTTTCTTTTTTTAACTTACCAGCACTATCCATTTTTTTCATTTCAGCAGCACTATCTTCTCCTCTTCTAGCTTTTTTAATTTCTTCTCTCTTATCTTTTCTAGCTTGTTTTACTCTATCTCTTTTATCTTTTCTAGATTCTTGCGTTTCTTTTCTTTCTTCTATCTTAGCTACTTTAGCATCAGTTTTATCTTCAATCTTTTCTACTTTAGTATCAGCCTTCTTTTTAATTTCAGTTGCTTTAGTTTCAACTGGTTTAGTTTCAACTTTTTTAGTTTCAGTTGGAACAGTATACCTTTTCTTAACGCCATACGCTGCATTTATAGCGTTTTGTGCTTTAGCATATTCCGCGCTACCTTTTTCAGCTGCGTTTCTTTGCTTTATCAATTTGTTAAGATTAGGATTTTTTGCTAAAGCCGATTCATAAACAGTTTGATCTTTTGTTTTAGGACCTTGTTCTCCTTTCTTGTAATCTATTTCTCCTTCCGCCTTAGCAACGCTTGCTTTGCGTAGCTTTGCAGCGCTTTGTTCTTGCTGTGACTGCATAGCCGCTCGCACACGCATTGTAATTGGTAAGTTTTTCATTTCTTATTTTTTTGTAATTAATTAGTAATATTGTATATTAAAAAACCCCGCCGGCCATATTGCCGCCCTTGAGCATTCCACGTCTTTTTTTCTGACCTCCTATAAGTTTTGCTATTGGTCCATTCTTTTTAAGTTTTGCCGCACTCATTTTTAAGTTAGCAGCAGAATCACTTAGTTGAGCTTCTATTTGTTCTCTAGTCATGTGACCATACTTTTTTCTATTTTCTTCCGTATCTGATACTAAACCTCCTTTTGTAGCTGATTTAAAACCAGATGTTAGTCTACTAGGATCATATTTTCTTTTTTGAAAAGTACTAGCATCTCCATACATTGACCTAGCTTGATCAGAAAGCATTGTTTCGCCTGTAGTAGGATCTGTTCTTAACAAGTGTTCTCTCATTAATTTTTTCTTACGCTGTCTTTTTGATCCACCAAAAGTAGGATCGTCTTTATCAATAATACCAGAAAGTCTTCTAGCAGTTCTTTTTTGTTTTTGAAAATCTTTACGTTGCTCATAAGCTGTTTTATTAGCAGCTAGATCACCTCCTCCTTGTTCTTCTAAAGGAGTAAACTTTTCTGTCGTTTTACTAGTATAACCTAAGTCTTGCTCTTTTAATTTTATATATTGATCTAAATCACTTTGATTAGTAATATCTAGATTGTATTTATCTTTAGCGTTCTTTTTGTCTTTTGGATTATCAAAGCTTTTGTAAAAAGCTTCATCACTATCAGCTTGCTTTTCAACTTCTCTTTCAGACTCTTTTTTAGTTAAATCTAATTGACCTAAATAACCTTCTTGATCTGTAACTCCAGAAGATTTGCTTATTCTTTCTATAGTTTCTCCAGCAACATCTTTTACTTTGGCTGCAGAGTGTTTAAGTTTACCAGATGATGAATTAGGTGATTCATCTTTTGGTTCTTTTTCTGAATCAAAAAATTTTTGTTTGTTATAGTTCATTATACTATCACGTTCTGTTGGAGTAATTAGTTTTTTTTCTGAATCAAAAAATTGCTGTTTATTAAAGTTCATTATACTATCCATTTCTGTTTGAGTTGGAGCAGGCTTCTTTGGATCGTAAAAAGGTTTATTATCTTCTGATTTTAATTTACCAGCAGCTTTACTTTTTAATTTACCAGCAGCTTTACTTTTTAGTTTACTAGCGCTATCTTTTTTGTCCATAGCTTTGCTTACTACTTTGCCAGCTATTGCTGGCGCGACTGCTTGTATAAGCGGTCCTGCGGCTGCTGCTAGTTTAGCAACAGATTTTGAAAATGGATTATTACCTTGTTTGTATGCCATAATTATTTTTTTTATACTTGTTCGTCTCCTGTAACTAATTCATCACCGTTTTCAGGTGTTGTTTTTATTGGTTTATTAGGATCTTGATCTTTGCCTTTATCATATTCTTGTCTCTCTTGCGCTCTTCTCTGCTTTCTTTTATCAGCAGTATCACCATAATAAACTTCGTGTCTAAGAGGAAGGTTTATAGCGGCAGCAGCATTTAAAAACTTATCGTGTGTCATTTGATTACCTTCGACTAATGCTGCGTTATATTCTGCCGGAGAAGAAGCTGGCTTAATTGGTTGATTAGCAAACTTTGCAGGAGAAGAATTATTACTAGATAAACCAGGAAGAGGTTTGCTTCTAGTAAACTTATTATCTATTTTAAAATCTTTTTTTCTACTTTGCATTTTTTTTTGGTTTTTTAACCCTAGCATATGCTTCTTGTTCCCACGGAAGAGTTTTGTTACCTTCTTGTATTTCTGCTCTAGCAACTGTTTTTCCTTTCCATGTTACAGTATCATCAGTATAATCAAAATCTCCTCTGCCAAATTGCTCAAGATGAACATCTTCATGTTTAGTTGCGTACTCTGCTTGCTTAGGTTTGTTTTTTAAACTAACATCTAAGAATATTGTTTTATCTTTATTAGCTTCAGCTAACACGCCATCTTCTAGGTCTTTATAAAACACAGGTCTATCCGGCCTTGATAGTTTTTCATCATAGCCAAAAAGATCTGCTTTTGTTTTTGGTAACCTAAATGCCATATTACCTTTGTTTATCGTTTATCATATCATCAACAGCTTTACTATAAACCTTTTGTTCATATGATTTGTTTTTATAAAATATACTTCTTTCGCCGGTAGGTATATCCTCTTCGCCAAGAAGTATTCTATATATTCTGCTTATTAGTTGTTTGCACTTAAATGAAGTCTTAAAAATGCTGTATTTGATTGTAGTGTGATTTCTTTGTCGCCAAACGTCTATCCAGCCGTTTTTTCTTAATCTCTCCCAACGTTGTTTATCCCAAGAATAAGTATAAACTCCGTTTATAAAGTCGTTTCGCGTAAAATGTCCTTTGCAGTCTAAGTATATTAATAACTCTAAGTCTGCATCTTTTATATTGAAAGTCTTACAAGCCCACTTTCTAGTGAGCCTGTAATACTTCAATATTTTTAGTTCACGTAAATCGGAACTAGATAATCTCATTCAAATTACGATGAGTAAGCAATAGTAATTGATGTAAGATCTGGATGTACATACGTAGAAGCTACATCATCAGCTAACAATACAAAAGAGTCTCTTCCGGTTGCTATTTGTCTTGCTATAGCCGTCATTACATCTTTTTCTTTGTCTGCAGTACAAGTCAATGTTACTGTATCTCTTTCAGTATCACCAGTGCTACTTCTAAACGAAGTAAATGTCATTAGAATAGTAGATTCAGCTGTAACAGCAAGGCCCCTAAGAGCGTCTAGTGGATACATACAAGCATCGTCTGTTCCACTTACAAAGCAAATAAATTTTTCCATTTGTTGTTGTTTTTGTTTCGATTGGAATTTTTCAAGTGCAATCGAAAGATTAATAAAATGTTTACATATATATATTAGATTACTTGTTTTTACAAATAATAAACTATATTAAATTTATTTTTTACTGTCAACAATAACAATATCACCTATTTGTATCACGT